AAATCATGACAGTTAGGAGGCGGAGATGAGTGAGATAACTAGATACCCTAGATACCGCGTTATTGCAGGACTTGAGCAGGACCTTCATGGGATGATGACGCGGCCCGATGGCTTCGTGTATGAGGAGGCCGAGGTTGCCATCGTTCGGGCGGCGGCAGAGATTACTAGGCTGACCGCCGATATAGCCCTAACGGCGGAGGCGTTCATTGCAACAGATGAAGATGGGATGCAGGTGGCGACTGATGCCGAGTGCAAACAATGGAGCGAGGCTCTCCGCCGCTATGCGGAGTTGGCGAAATAGGAGGCAGGGATGGAACATGACGATCGGGTGAGAAGGCTAAATATCCTACTGGGTGCACTACCAGTTCAGGCAGAGATAGGCGACACCGAGAACCAATTGGATCGATGGGAATGTGCCCTAGTGAGGGCCGCCGCAGAAATAACGGGGCTGACGCCTGAAGTAGCCCAGGAGGTCATCAATGGTCTAGCGCCCGCCTTTGATGAGGAGAGCATTATTCTCCGCCGCTATGCGGAGTTGGCGAAATGAGCAACGCAGACCCGCCCGAAGTGAGAGAGCGGCGCCTGGTTGAGCTTCGTCTTGCGGCAGAAGCCGCCCTGCATTCTATTGGCACCATGCATGGGGCTAAATTGCCAGCATGGGCATACGTTGCGCAGGACTTACTGGATCTTATAGGTCGGACAGAGGAGGCCCAGCATGAATGAGCTAGAACCCGTTGAGCGTTGGGTCCTCGCCTGTCGGACACGCAATGGTGGGCCGTGGCACATCCACTTCTCCAGCATGATCTACCACGACTATGAGAGCGCGGCAAGACAAGCATTCGCATTCAACGAGGGCCTCGGTGTTGGCTATGAGAGTGCGCCGTTGAGAGTTCTCATCTCGCCCGTGGATGCCCAGCATGAATGAGATGGAAGACCTGCGGCAAGTTGCGGGATACCTCGTGGACATTGACGAGGGGTACTATGCAAGGCGTGTGGATAAGGCCCTGCGTGCCTGGGAGGCCGACATCCAGGACAAGGAAATCGCCGGAGCGGCGATGGACAACCTTGCTCGCAAGTTGACTGACGCAGAAGCCCACATCGAGGCGCTGGAGCGGCGCCTGGAAGGTGCCGAGCTAAGGGCCGCCGCACTGCGTGACGCCGCACTCGATAACTGGAGCGCGCTACACCTGTGCGGGCAAGGAGGCCCAGCATGAATGAGCCAGGGCCGGAGAAGCTACGGGGTCTTTTGCCCCCGCATGAGAGCAAGGGTCTGTATGTGCGCCCGAGCCATATCCTTATCGGATACGATGATTTGTTAGCGTTTGCCGATGCCTGGGAGGATGACGTCAACGACGTCTGTACCATCAACGCCGAGTTGAACGGGACCATCATACGACAGCAGAAGCGCATCAAGGCGGTACGGGATCTGGATTGGCGACGATTTGGAAGCACCGCGGATTATCGACATGCTATTCTGGACGCCCTGAGAGCGCGATAGACTGGATATCGCAAGAGGCCCAGCATGAATGACTTTACGCCGGATACGCTGAGGGTGGGCGTGCCCTTCCCAGTGGGTGAGCAGCCGGACGAACAGGACTGGTACGACGCCCACGCCGCCGCCTGGGAGGCCGACAGGCCGAATAGGCCAGGAAGGAAGGAAGGATCTGGAATGAGTGAGCAATTACCGCTGCTTTTCTACGTAGCAGGAAGCATCTGCTTTCTGGTCGGGTCCCTAATCTCATTGATGAGGTCGTTGACATGATATACGGCGCGATCGACACAAGCGAGAACAATGGTCTCCGATATGATGGTGCGGCCGCCGCGGCCGCTGGCGTGAAGATCTGGTGGGCACGCTCTACCATCGGGTGGGCAAGGTTGGACCCCGCGTACTTCATCGTCAAGAAGGTGGCGGAGGACAACAACATACCGTTTGGGACCTATGGCCTCAATTGGCCTCTCAACCGGGATGGACGCCGAGAGGGTCGGTACATGCTGGACCATCTCGTCTCGGGCGCCTCGCCAAGGCCTCCCCGGTTCGTTGTGTGTGATGCGGAACTAGGATCAAAGAATGACTCTGTCCACAATATCGTCCCGGCCGAGACCGTCGTTGTGAACATCCTTTACTTTCTGGAGACCCTCGCGACTTCGGGTATTGAGACTTTCCTATACACCGGGGGCTGGTTTCTGACAGATCCCCGCCTAGCGGCCGCATTCCAGAAGTACGCCCTTTATCTGCGCAAGTACGCCCTCATCCTGGCTGAGTATCCCTTCCAGAGTGCTGCCTACAAGTTGCTCCACGGCGGACCAATGAAGCCGGCGCAGTTCGACCCCTGGATTGCCAAGCCAACGCTTCCGAGTCCTCCAGTGTTCCCAAGGGTTCCTGCCCCATGGACCAAGGATGACCTTCTCGGGGTTCAGTGGTCCAGCTATGGAAAACAGCAGGGGATCTGCTTCAACCCCGCTCCATGGGACCGGCTCGACTACTCGGCGTTCTTTAGAATACCGGGAACACCACCAGAGCCGCCAGGGCCGACGCTGGAGGAGCGGGTAACTGCGTTGGAACAAAAGGCGCACACGCACGGAGGCTGAGATGATTGGGCGCATTCTATGCTTTCTTGGGCTGCATTGGTATACATCTTGGACATGGGGCAGTAAACCCTACTGTCGGTCAATGCGCTGCGGTAGATGCGGGCACGTCGCAAACTAGGAGGCTGAGATGAGGAGCGGGAATGAGTCGGAGGCGTGGGTCCTTGTCCTGTGTGGTTGGATCTCGGGGATCATTCTCGGTATTGTATTTGGCTTGAAGTTGGCGGGAGGCTGAGGGTCGGGATGAGTTACCTTCGGCCCACCGATGATCCTCTTATCCAAAAGAGACATAAGAAGCAGAAGGGCGACCCTCAGGCTCATCTGGTCTACAGTGCTGAGAACAAGATCAAACCATATCACTGCTTTCGTTCGGAGAATGCTGCTCGGGCCTTCATTCGGGAGGTCGTTCATAGTCGTTGGTGGAAAGCCCATTTCCCTCATATCCAAGATGTCGCTATGGTAGTTCAGGACAGGGACAGGGGCTATGCAGATGCCATGCCAGGCTTCAAGGTTGGGGCCGTCCGACTTGATTGGACCTACCTCAGCCAAGATAACGCACTTCACGAACTGGCCCACACTATTGTTGAAGGTGGCAAGCCGAAGATTCGGCCTAACGCCACCGTACATGGTAAGGAGTTCGCCGGAACCTACTTGGCATTGTTACGCAAGTTTACTACCCAAGAATACTATTTGTGCATGCGGGATTGTTTCGAGACCGGTGGAGTAGAGTTCCTAGAACCTGATGTGGCCGAAGGCTTGTGGAGGAAGTGATATGAGGGTCTATGTAGCTGGTCCGTACAGCGGCGGGGACATCATCCTGAATATCCGGGCGGCCATTCGGGCCGCAAGTAGGATCATGGACGCAGGTCATGCTCCATTCTGTCCGCACCTGACGGGCATCTGGCATCTAGTAAGCCCAAAGGAGTACGAGCAGTGGCTTGCCTATGACTTCGAGTGGATTAGGGCGTGTGAGGCACTGGTGAGGCTGCCGGGGGAGTCTCCGGGAGCAGACCGGGAGGTGAAGATAGCCGAGGAGGAAGGGATACCAGTGTACTTCGGCGTGGGGGCATTCTTGGCGGCTCAGGCCCCGAAGAGGAAGACAAAATGACCCTAGCACCTTGGTTCGATGAGACCTATATCGTGGCGGAGATTGGGATCAACCACAATGGGAACTTCGAGATGGCCAAGGAGTTGGTCTTGATGGCTGCCCGATGTGGGGTGAATGCGGTCAAGTTCCAGAAGCGAAGCCCAGAGCTATGTGTCCCCAAGGACCAGTGGAATCTCCCAAAACAAACCCCCTGGGGCATAATGGATTATCTAGGCTACCGCTATCTGATGGAGTTCAACTCAGCCCAGTACCGACAACTCCAATGCATCGCTCGGACTCATGACTTGGACTTCTTTGCTTCGGTCTGGGATGGGGAAGCTGTTGAATTCATGAAGCGCCTCGACCCTCCATTCATCAAGATACCCAGCGCCGTTCTAACCGACGCCAGCACGCTCCAAGCCGCCGCCAGCTTAGGCAAGCCTATCTTCCTGTCAACTGGCATGAGCACCATTAGGCAGATTCAACATGCCTTGGAGATCCTACGGTCGGCCGATGTCCTACTGATGCACTGCGTCAGCATGTACCCCTGCCCCGTTGAGAACCTGAACCTACAGATGATCCCAGCCCTCAAGCGCACGTTCGGTAGGCCCGTTGGGTACTCTGGTCATGAGGTTGGCCTAGCTCCAACTCTGGCTGCTGTTGTCCTCGGAGCAGAAGTCGTCGAGCGCCACATTACCTTGGACAGGGCGATGTGGGGGAGCGACCAGGCCGCCTCCGTTGAGGAGCAGGGCCTACGCAAACTGGTCAAGGACATCCGCACGATCGAGAAGGCGATGGGGGATGGAGAGAAGCGCGTCCTGCCTGAGGAACTAGAGCAGGCGAAGAAGCTGAGGAGGGTATTATGAGCGAGAAGCTAGCCAAGACGACAGGCGAGTTGATCTTGACTGTGATCTTTGGACTCGTCGCGGCTGTTCTGGTTGTCGTTTTTGTGGCGATGATGGCCTTCTTCATCAGCGCCCTAATCTCAATCCTGTAGGAGGACCCATGAGTACCCAGGTGCGCGCTCTTCTAATCCTAGTAGCCGTCATTCTCTTCGCGGCAATGGCTCCCGGATTATTGCCCACGGGCAACAACATAGGGAACAGAGGGTATATCTATCCCCCGTCATTCGGTGCTGGATATGACGAAGATAGCATACCCTTCTGTAGTGACCCCATGTATTACACCACCCAGATTGGAGCGGTCCGGGCGGGCAGTCGGTGTGTAGTTATCGGTGATGGGAAGTTTGTGTGTGGGTTCCCTCCCGTGTCCGGCTACCCCTGCCATGGATATACTTTGTATGAAAGGAGGATACGATGAAGACCTTAGGCATTGCTCTGATCGTTCTTGGAGCCATCATTGGATGTGGAGGAGCCGTCTTTACCGGCGGCCTCAGTGTCATCCTTGGCGGCTTCTTGATGGTCATCGGCGTTGTGCTGGTCGTAGCTGCCCCGAAGGAGTAGGGATGCTGTACTTCGCAGCGTTCACTGTCGGGTTTATCTTAGGAGGTATAGCCGTCCTCCATACTTTCCGAAAGGAGATCCTTTCATGAGAGGCAAGCTGATCGCACTGACCGTTGTTCTACTGGGCCTGATGCTGGGGACGGTGGGGGCCGTGCAGGCCACCGCGTCCTACTACGTCTGCCACATCACGGCCAGCCCGTGGTCTGAGCCCCACTACAACTACCTGGTGGTGGGCAACCTGAATGGGCACTTCTACGACGGGGACCCTAGCCGCCCCAAGCACGGCGAATGGTCGTGGCGGCACTGGCGGGTACTGTATGACTTCGTGACCGTGGCCGGGGACACCGACTGCGACGGGGCCGGGCCAGTGCCCACTGCAACGACCGCCCCGACCGCGACGACTGTGCCCACCGCGACGTTGGTCCCTACGGCGATCCCAACCGAGATCCCGACGGACGTGCCGACCGCCATTCCGACCGAGGTCCCGACTGAAGAACCAACCCCGACCTCCATCCCAACCGATCGACCCACTGATGAGCCCATCCCGACGGAGGTCCCTCCAATCGAGACCGAGGAGCCCCCGACCGAGGGGTGCGTCGGAGCCTCCTACCACGTCTGGCTGTTCCAGACCGACGAGGAGATCGGGTGGTACTTCAGGGGCGGGGAATGCCAGATCTACACCAGAGGCTACCAGCCCTCGACTGAGGACATCAGCCGCCTGTGCGACGTACCCTGCCGGGACTACCGCTACGACGGCCGCTTGGTTGGTCATGGTGTGGTCGAGGTTGACTGCTACGGCAACGTCACGTCTCAGCCCAGGTGGCTCTACCGTACCGACGCCGCCTACGCCTTTGGGACCGATGCCCTGTACGGCGGGTGCGACGAAAGCTCATGTGAGTAATAGTTTGTCAGACCTCCTCTGACATTTGTCAGAGGAGGTCTGTCATTCCCAGAAGGACCCTTTAGTGGATCTTTATCCTTTCCAGAAGGATGCCCTGACCTTCCTCGACGAAGCAGGAGGACGAGGCATCCTTGGTGACGAGATGGGGCTGGGCAAGACGGTCGAGGCGTTGGCTTGGGCCAGGACCAAGCCGGATATCAAGCGCGCCCTGATTATCTGCCCAGCCTCAGTTCTCTACAAGTGGCAGGACGAATGCAAGCGATGGTGGGGGAAGCCGTCCGAAGTTATCGTAACTTCCAAGGACCCGATCGGCTACTGCCCCGTCACCATTATGACCTACGGCATCCTGACCAACCGAGTCCTGGAACTGGTCGGGAAGGTGTGGGATCTTGTCATTATTGACGAGTTTCATTATGTAAAGTCCTACAAGGCCAAACGAACGATCGCCGTCCAGGCGGTTGCCGCGGGAATTCGATACATCCTGCTCCTGTCCGGTACGCCCATGCTGAACCGCCCAATGGAATTGTTCAACGGGCTGAACATGATCAACAAGAAGGTGTGGGGTAGCCCTTTCGCATTTGGCCATCGCTACGCCGGCGGCCTGACTGATCGGGGCTGGTTCCAAGGATCATCCAATGAGGGGGAACTCCAGCGCCGCCTCCGGCCCTACATGATCCGCCGCCTGAAGACCGAGGTGCTAGCTCAGTTGCCGGAGCTTCGACGTATCTATGTCCCTATTGACATACCCAACATGAAGGAGTACAAGCAGGTAAGAGCACAGGTCCGGGCCGCCCTCAAGGAATTCGACCCCACACACAAGGGCTACTTCGTCAACGCCCTAGACAAGCTCAATGCCCTGCGCAGGGTCGTTGGGATAGGTAAGAGCACGGTTGCGATCGAGTGGGCGGAAGAGTTCCTATCCCAGACCGAAAGTAAGTTGGTCATCTTCGTCCACCACAAAGAGAACATGGACACGATCCAGAAGGCCCTGCACGAAAAGTACGGGGTCACTACCATATCAGGGGAGACCCCGGCCCGGTTCCGCTCAGATAGGATCGGCACGTTCCAACATCCCGGCCGGCCCCGTGTCATGATCGTCACCATGGCAGGGGGCGAGGGCATCGACCTGTTCGGGCTAAATGGGGTGGACTCCAGCACTCTGCTCATGGTAGAGCGAGAATGGAACCCGGCCCGAGAAGAGCAGATGGAGGCCCGGCTGCATCGCTTGGGTCAAAGATCTGCGGTCAATGCATACTACCTTTCAGCACGACGAACCGTGGACGACAAGTTCTACCACCTGGTCGAAGCCAAACGGGAGATCCTCAAGCGTATCATCGGGGCCGATGTTCCAACTACCCTGGTCAAAGACCTGATTGAGTCTCTGGAGATTGATACTTGACAACCCGGAAAGTCGTGGTAACATGATGATGGCGGGCGGCGTGAATATAGGACACGCAAAGGGTGAAGGGGCATGGGCCGGAGATGCGGCGCGAGAGCGTGACAGCGGTGGAGCCAGCCTAGAGCCGGTGCAAGTCCGGCCCCGCCAACTGACTGGGACAAGCCTGCGATGCGCCTAGCATTCATGTTCGGACGAGGCTTTGTTGGCCTCGATAGCCCGACGGGCAGAAGCCGAATAGGCCTCCGCGTGGTAAATATCGGGGACCGAACCGACCCAGACGGGGCGCTGAGAGCAGGCAAATTTACAACGGCTGTGAAGATGGCACTTTCGGTGAAGATGGCGGGCGGCGTGTGATGAAACGATGTCCATCGTGTGATACCTACAGGCCAGAATCTGATTTCCATAGAGATGCATCCAGATCAGATGGCCTGGATTGGCGGTGCAAGCGATGTAAGTATGAAAGGGAAACCGCCAGGGCTCGGCGGGAAAGAGACGCCAGGCGCTATGCTAAAGACGCACGCCGGCCCCTTGCCAGATCGGCGGCAAAGGCTAAATGGGGCAGCCCCTTGAGCCATTCATGCTCTATCCTAGGATGTCAAAAGCAAGCCGAGGAATGGCATCATCTGAACTACAATCATGCGCTTGTTGTACTTCCTTTGTGCCGGGAACATCACACAATCGAGCGCGAACAGTAGCGCCCGGCCCCGCCAACTGACTAGGGTGCCCCTCCATGTGGTGCGCACGTCCCAGACACCACCGGAGATGCACAATGGCGGGCGGCCAATCCTGCGGGAACGGCCTATACGGGCAGATAACAGATAGCCGTAATGGAGCCTGCAACTGCCGACAACGAGCCGGGAGGAAGCCCGGCCCCCGCCAACTAACGAAGGAGAAGCACAATGGCTGATAGGGTAGTTCGATTGATCCTCACAGAAATCAAACCAGATAGCGCCGATTACAAGAACCGCCTGACTCTGAGCGGAAGTCCTATTTCGGTCGCCGTTGATGTTCCAGAGCCAATGCTGGAGGGCGACTCGTTGACTCCTCAGGGCCTAGCCTACGTCATGACGGAGATCGATTTGGCTCTCCAGCGAGGCTATGCCCTGCGGAAGGCCGAGTACGACGACATCATCAGCGGAGCCTATGTCAAGAAATCAAAGAAGTAACCCGCGAGCTTCCCCGCCCGCGACAAGGTGATGGCCGCATAGATGCCTGGGACTGAGGTCATCAACCCAGGCTTGGCGGCGGGGAGGCCCAAACAGAAGGAGGACCGATGTCTAGCAACTTACTCAAGAATGTACCCAAGTTCGTTTGGTATCAAGGGGAGAAGTGGACGGTAATCGCCGCGCCAAAACCGAACAAGACCCAGCAGTTCCTTTTGGTACAGCGAGAAGCCGATACCGTTGAAGAGGATGGGAAACCAACCATCGAGATGATCGTTTTGTTTCCCCCCGATGAAGAGTGCTATCCAGACACTCCACATGTCCGAACACTCATGAAGAGTCGTGAGAAGGCAAATACACGACTAGAGGCGGCGCTCTTAGAGACTGAGCATCAGCTTGACGATGCGTGGCTTGGGATGTTCCAGGAGGACTGATGAACAAAAAGAATGCCCTTCGCATTTTGGTTGGAGCTCCCATAATTCTCATCGTGGGAGCCATATTCCTATGGAAGCCTATCATTCTGATTGGTACTTCGATGGTATCGATCGGCATATCCCTATCATGGATCGCAGGTGGGATGCTCCTTGCCGTTCTCTTTGGAGAGGAGAAATGGCTATGACCTTCAAACCCATCACCTACGAGACCTATGGGAAGACAGAGACCTGGGGCGTAGACTATGAGAACAACCTTGTCCTCACCCCAGGGGGGAATGTCCTTCCCGTGTCGGGCCTTATTGAATGGCTCCGGCATATCACTCACACGAATGATCTTTACTCTGAGCGACTCCAACGTGTGCGGCTCCTAGTAGGACCGGAGCAGCGGGCGTTGATTGAAAAGGACTGGGGTGAACGATGTAGAAGCGAGGCCGCAAGGCTTAGATCACAAGACACAGATAAGGAGAACATAGATGCGTAAGTACACAGAAAGGCCGCCGACACCCCAAGGGAGAGCCGAGGTCCGTCTGCTGAAGGACGAGATCAAGCTCATCGATCTAGATACGTCCGAGGTCCATCATATCGATCCGGCGGACATTGGCGAAGATACGGTCGTAAAGCCTGGCCGGAATCTGTTCTACCGCCTGTCATCCGATGGGCGCAAGCTATACGGGCTCAACCCTTGGGATGGACAATACTTCCTCAAGGTGAAGGCGTTCCTGCCTCCCCCGAGGTCCGAGAACCAGACCATCCCCGCAACGTATGTCCTTCCTGGCGGCAAGGACATGGGCGGGTGGGTGTCTCGGGATCGATCCGTGTTCAATGTCCTCTTCGAGATCATCGGAGGGGAGTTCGAGGGGATGTCCGCCGTCAAGATGTTTACCTACCTGTTCCGCGCCGGTCAGGAAGACCTCGTGGAGATGGTGGGATCCGGAGGTAAGGCATACCAGGCGCTCGAAGAGTTCCTCGGGGCCGCCGGGTTCGACTGGGACAAGGATAACGTCCAGTTCTCGAACAACATCCTACCGGACCTACAGGACCTCCTCTTGAAGAGGGGCGTCGTGTTCCTGGGCAAGTTCGAAAAGGGCTGGCTGACCAGCTTCAGCAAACCTCCGGCAGGGATGGCTCCCCCAACCAAGAAGGTCCGCAAGCCGAGGGAAAAGAAGGTCGTGGTTGAAGGTGAACCGCGAGATGAGCCGGCGGAAGAGTAAGACCTACTTAGTAGGTCACATGACCTACTTTAGATAGCCGAGCGGCCTCGCTTCCGCTCGCACCTTAGGAGGAACAATGAACGTGGAAGGGTTCGTACCAGATTACACACCGGGCGTCGATACAAAGTGTGATATGTGCTTCGGAACAGGGGAAGCACAGACCTACGTCACGGAAGACGGCGAACAGATTTGGGGAACAACCGATGTCAATTGGGAACTACCGGAGGGTGCTAAGATCGCTGAGGTTCTTTGTAGAACCTGTGGTGGGACGGGTATCATGCCAGAGACTTTGAAGCCCGGTTACTGGCAACAGCGGATTGAGGAGTGCAAAAAGGGCAACAACCCTCTAAACGTTCTCAAGATGGCCATCAACCCTCTAAACGTTCTCAGGATAGCCATCAAAGCCATCGTTGGTTAGTAGGAGGAACCATGCATATCAGTTCGTATGCTACGGTGTACGCCCTGGGACACAAAGCTATTTTGGACATCTTCTCCAGTTCAGTAGTGGTGCAGGAGAAGATCGACGGCTCCCAGTTTAGTATGGCCAGGACAGAATCAGGAGAACTGGTCTGCCGCTCCAAGTCCGCCGAGATCCAGATAGACGAGCCGGAGAAGATGTTCAAGAATGCCGTCGATACGGCCAAGTCACTTGATCTTCGTCCGGGCTGGGTCTACCGCTGTGAGTATCTAAGTAAGCCAAAACACAACACACTGGCGTACGATCGTACGCCCAACAAGTACCTAATCGTCTTCGACATAGACACCGGGACGGAAAGCTACGTATCGCAGGGGGGCCTGGCCCTTGAGTGCGAGAGGTTGGGCTTGGAATACGTCCCACTATTCTATGAGGGCAAGATTACGGGAATGGCTGACCTGGACACATTCCTTGATCAGGTATCCGTCCTCGGGGGCTCCAAGATCGAGGGCGTCGTCGTCAAGAACTACGACCAATTCACCCCAGAGAAGAAGGTGGCGATGGGGAAGTTTGTCTCCGAGCGGTTCAAAGAGATCCACAACGCCGACTGGAAGGAACGCAATCCATCTACCAAGGACATCGTTACCCGTATCGTAGACAAATACCGCTCGGAAGCCCGCTGGGAAAAAGCTATTCAGCACCTCCGCGACGTCGGGAACCTGACTGAATCTCCCAAGGACATTGGGGCGCTTATCAAGGCAGTTCCAGAAGACATCCTGACGGAATGTGCAGATGAGATCATGGAAGCCCTATTCACCCACATTTGGCCGGACATTCGGCGTGGGGTGACCCGAGGGCTTCCCGAATGGTACAAACGAAAACTAGCAGAGACTTCCTTCCCGACTGGGTAAGTTATGGTAACTCTGGATGACCTCATCGTTGCAGGGCAGGGTAGGCGTTACCAAGGCTATTTGGCTCTTGTCTGCCCGTTTCACAAGTCCTACCCGATCAGGCAGTCGCTCTTTGCGTGGCAGGATGGGTGGTTCCGTTGTGCCTCCTGTGGCAAGTCCGGCAGGAACGAGTATCTGCTGGACATCCTGCGGGGCCGTCCCGTGCGCATCTCGGTCGATGAAGTCACGGATTGGGTGCCTCCGACCCTCCCAACCGACCCTGCCGAGATCGACAAATTCTGTGGGAAGGCACATGAAACCCTAATCAACAACCCCGCCTTCGCCTGGTACTACCAGATGCGGGGGGTGGAGGATATGATTGAAATCGCCCTGCTGGGGTGGTATAATGGATGGGCTACAATTCCCGTCCGATCCCAAGAAGGTTCCATCCAAGGTGTCATTCTCCGAGCGGGACCCCATATCGAGCAAGCCAACGACGGTGTTCGGTTTCACCAGCCCCGAGGGCAGAAGGGCATGATGTACTGCCCGAATTGGGGCCTGCTGAACAGGAGCAATAAGGCCGCAATCGTGTTTGGCATCTTCGACGCTCTGGCTGTGGCCTCTATTGGCATCCCCGTCGTTACCCCAACCTCGGGCAAGGATTCCTTCAAGCCAAAGTGGTTGGATGATGTATGGCGCGGATCGGTGATCATCGTACCGGACAAGAAGGAGGAGGCGACCGCCTACAAACTTCACAAGGACCTGTCTCTGTTCGGTATCCACAACGACGTTCTGCTTCTAGACTATCCGAGCGGCACCAAAGATCCGGCGGATTACCTCCGCATGGGGAAACGCTCCCAGTTAGAAAAGGTTCTGCATACCTATATCTAGAGAGATAGCATGAATCAGATAAAAGACGAACTACCAATTTGTCCCGTGCATAAGAAATACAAAGCTACGAAAGCGCCAACTACTGGATGCCCAGGATGTTGGCTGCGATGGCTAGCACGACAAAATCATAGAGGTGATTGGGCACTAAAGACCGAATTGGATTCTCACATCCAGTTCTGTCATTCCGCACCCCGCTATGGACGAGATTGGGGACTATGATCAGACATTGCCAAGCCTGTTCCGGCGCAAATGGTCTCTACTATGTATATCCCGCCGTCCATTTAGGATTCCGTTCATCTGAAGGCGTTCTACTATGTGAGGATTGTCGCAAGTTGGATCATGAAACACTCAAGGAGATGCTGAGTGACACACCTGTTCGGCCTCGCAGAAATCGTAACCGGGAAAGCACTCGCAGGGGAGATTGATCCAAACACGATTGATCCGTCCATCATGCCCTCCCCTTACGATGAGGTTCTGCTTGGCCTGCGGGAGGGAAAAGACACCACGGAGTTGATGGGGAAGGTTGGGGTCTCCCTCATCACGGGCTGCAAGAATGCTGCCGAGAAGGTCAATGGGGCGGGCCTGGACTACATCAGCGCCCTAGAACGTGCCTACATCCATGCCAGTGTCGGAAAGAAGCTAGAGCCGCTGGTAGACAAACTGAGCCGGGGAGAGGAAGTCGATGTCGGGAAGGTCCTCTCCGAATTGGGCAGGCTGGAGAGAGAGCAGAAGGTTTTCACACCCCTGTCCCAGGTTGATCCCAAAGCGGCCATCTGGCGTCCTACCTTCTATGCGCCCGTCGATCGATATCTACAGGGTTTACCGGAATCGTCTATGTGTGTCTGCGGAGGTCCCCCAGGCACAGGCAAAACGACGTTCCTTCTTCGGTTGTTGATTGAGGCGGCCAAACACGGCAAACGTACAGCGTTCTTCTCCCTCGAGATGACGATGAACCAGATTGCGCATCGGCTGCTAGAGATTGAGAAGAAGCTAACGAAAAAGGAACGCTCCCTCATCCTCACTACCGATGCCATGCACACCCACGATGAAATCTATTCCCATGCCAGCAAACTTGTAGTTACCCACCCCGATCTCTACATGATCGGCGTTGACTTTGCTGACATGATTGTCCCCGAGCGGCGGTCCTACAACGAAGTCGCCCAGATTGACGAAATCTACAGGACGATGGCCAGCCTCGCCAAGAGGGTTGGAGTGCCCGTCCTGGTTTTGTCCCAACTAAACTACAACTACGTCGGCGGTCGCCCTCGCCTGAACCACCTACGGGGCTCCCGTCTGATTGAGGCGCTGGCCGCCGTGGTGATCCTACTGTACAACCCGGATCAGGTAGACGTAGACCAAGGACAGGACAAGAGAGACAACTCCCTCCCCTGGCGACATGGAACCGCATACATTCAGATCGCCAAAAGCCGCTATGGCTACGTTCGTGGGACGACTGGGGCGGTGCGGGTGATGTGGGATGGGGCTCGGGGATGGGGAGCCGAAGATGGAGTCGATGGCTGGACTAGCCTAGCATCTGTTTAGGAGGAACCAATGAACCTGTATGTATTTCCGGCCCTGTACTATGGAGGATATGGACGACATGTTTCTTGTGTTGTAATAGCCGACAATATAGAACAGGCGAAGGAACTTATGGTTGAAAGAATAGCCCTTTTGGCGGCGGTCGAGAAACACTCCGTCGTGGACTCGATACGCGCAATGCGAGAATGGATAGCCGGGGATGACAGGGGGAAAATCCAGGAGTATGTGTTGGATGATGCCCCATTGACGGTTATTGTTGAAACATACGAATGAAATTGACTAAAGGTCTGCCCAGGAAGGCCAACCCCAAAGAGCCGGTTGGCCTAGACATAGAACTCTACGGCATGGACGAGGCCAAGTTGCACCGTCCTACCGGTACCTTCGCCTGCCTATCCATCGCCTATGAGGATGGGACAGTCTACCAGGTCTACGATCTGACCGATCTCCGGGCAGCAATCGAGATCGTCAACGATGGCCTCTGGGTCTTCCACAATGCCCTGTTTGATCTCAACCACCTGCGCCGCTTCACCACCTTCAGGCAGCGACCTATCTGGGATACGATGCTGATGGAGCAAAACTTATTTGGGGGGTATTATGACACTTTCCGCTTGAAGGACCTATCTCGCCGCTGGATTCGTAAACCTATGGAGAAGGAGACGGTCCAACTCTTCATTGATGGCTCCAAGATGACCAAAGAGATGCAGACCTACGCGGCCCTCGACGCCCTGACGGCTGTCCTCTGCGCGAGGATGCAGATGGAGTACATCAAGGAGCACGATCGGGAGATGGACTCCTACCACAAGATTGACGAGCCGGCGCTGTGGGCAGTGTTAGATTTACCTCCTGTCAAAGTAGACGTAGACGGATGGCTGGCCCTGGCCGATGAGAATGAACGCCTAGCAGAGGATGCCGAGAAGGACCTTGCCATCAATCCCCGATCCCCCAAGCAGGTCAAGGCGGCGCTGGAGAAAGTTCTGAGAACTTCGGTCAAGAACACAGAGGCGGGTACGTTGCAGGTCCTCTTGGAACGGGCTCAGGAGAAGGATAACAAGAAGGCCCAAGCCCTGATTGAGAAGATCCTAGAAGCACGGATGTACGAGAAGGCCGCCTCCACCTACGGCAAGTTCTGGATCGAGCAGCACGTTGAGGAAGGGAACCTGGTCTACCCCAACTACCTCATTACCCAGGCGGAGACGGGACGGATGGCCTGCCGATCCCCAAACCTCCAGAACATCCCGGCCCGCCGGATGCCTCAGTTTCGAGAGCAATTCATCACCAGCTACCCTGGCGGGACCATGCTGGTTGTGGATGTGGCACAGCAGGAGCCTCGGGTGCTGGCCTACTCCTCCAAGGATCAGGAGCTTATCAAGGCTATCCTATCAGGCGAAGACCTCCATCTCACCACAGCCCAGACCATCTTCAATGATCCCACCATCACAAAAGATACGACGATAATGATCCTGGGGGAAGAGAGAAATTGTCGTTTTGTTGGGAAGACCATCAACTTGGGCACGTCCTACGGCCTGACGGCGATTGGGCTTGCCAAGCGGATCAAGGTCACGGAGGATGAGGCCCAGAAGTTCCTCAACCAGTATTTCAATAGGTTTCGGGCCGTGGCAGATTGGACGCACCGGCAGCATAGCATGGGTCAGAGATTGGGTTATGTGGTGACGCCAATTGGTCGTAGGGTGTGGATCAATCCGTACTCGAAACAGTGGCAGAACAATGCGATCAATGCTCCAATCCAGGGTGGGGCAGCAGATATGACCAAGTACGCCCTCGCCTTCATTCACAAGGAGACCAAACGCCTGGGGTTGCCCTATGGCGTCTGTCTGTTGGTCCACGATGAGTTGGTCTGCGATCTGCCGAAGGGGACCATCAGGGCGTACAAGGAGGTACAGAAGGAGGCTTGGAGCGCGGCAGGAAAGATAATGATACCAGGAATTCCAGTAGAAGTCGAGATGTACACCGGCCCTAATTGGGGGGCCAAGCACTAGGAGGAAACAATGGTCGAGTGGACTGAGTACGGCGACTGCATGATTTGTGGAACCAAAGCAACTCTAGAGGAAAACGCCTACGGCTGGCATACGTGCTCTAGATGTGGAGATAGTACGCCGTCCATGAATAACGAGAAGACCAGGCGGGTTGGTCCAATAGAATACTTCTTCTGGTGGCTGTGTTGGAAGTTTTCAGATCCCGAGCATGGAGTTGTCCCTCCAGAATGGAGATGGTTTCCAAAATGAAGGTCATCATGAGATGTGGCCATGTGGCGATGGGAAGAGATATGGAGGACGGAACACCCGTCTGCCCAATCTGCATTGGCCTGACAGAGGATGCTCTGTTCGCCATGATCCCCCAACCCAACCTGGAAGGGCGACAGGCCACCTGTATTGTGTGTGAGGAAAACAAGCCCAGCAGCTTGTATCTGCCTTACTTCCAGTACCGGGAGAGCGGGGATGAGTTCTACTGTGGGTGTAGGGAGGCATTGGAATGAGTTTGCTTCCACGTCTCACTCGCGGTAGCAACGACCTTACTACGCCCGAGGAGGCCCTACTTCCGATCCTCCCCTACCTACCCCACAGGGTATGGGAGTGCGCCCCTGGGAAGTGGCCGGAGTGGAGGATGGTGCGGGAGTTGGAGGCCAGCGGGCGTTACGTTCTAGCATACGACGACCTCGACTTCCTACAAGACGAACCCCCCGACTTGGATACGTTTTGCGCTATTGTGACAAATCCCCCATTTTCTACAAAGACGCAATTTATGGCTCGGTGTGCCGAGATCGGGAAGCCTTGGGCCTTGCTATTACCAGTTACAGCCCTAGGTGTATACAAGTGCCAACGCTATTTACACGATGCCGAGATTCTCTTCCTTCCCAAGCGCATCGACTTCACAGGCAAGAAGGCCCCATGGTTCGCCGTAGCCTGGTTCACATGGGGGCTGGGGATAGGACGGCAGATGACGTTCATGGAGGTCATGCGATGATCTCTCAGGCCAACGCCCGCCACATCCCGCTGGCGGACGAGAGCGTGCATATGTGCATGACCTCACCGCCATACTGGGGGTTACGGGACTACGGGCTGGCGACGTGGGAGGGTGGGGATGCGGGGTGCGACCACCTCGGGCCGCCGAAGTCGTCGGGGAAAAGTACGCTAAAGAACGACGGACGCCCGATGGAGATGGTTGGGCAAAACGACTACGAGCGGGGTGCCGTAACCCCGTTCCGAGAAACCTGCGGCAAGTGCGGCGCGGTTCGCCACGACTCCGGTATTGGGCTGGAGAAGACGCCCGAGGAATACGTGGCAAATATCGTCGCGGCGTTCCGTGAGGTGTGGCGGGTGCTGCGGGACGACGGGACGCTGTGGCTGAACATGGGGGACTGCTACACCGGAGGAGCAAACACGGGCGGCGCGGGCAAGCGAGCAGGCGGGGGGGTTCCCTACCGCATCTCTGGACTCGCGCCAAAGCTAGGTGACGGCCTCAAGCCCAAGGACCTGGTAGGTATGCCCTGGCGCGTGGCGTTCGCCCTGCAAGCGGACGGGTGGTATCTGCGAAGCGATATCATCTGGCACAAGACAAACCCGATGCCGGAGAGCGTGAGGGACAGGCCAACGAAGGCGCACGAGTACCTGTTCCTGCTGGCGAAGCAGCCGAGGTATTTCTATGACGCACAAGCGATTGCGGAGTCGGGAAGCCAAACGTCAGGAGGGTGGCAACAAAGGGCCGCTATGGGGAATAGAGCGCATGGCAATGGTGAGAGCGCGCAGGGGCGGGGACTCGGGGGCGTGGGGCTGGCCGGCGCAACCCGCAACCGTCGCGACGTGTGGACGATCCCCACCTCGCCATACAAGGGTGCACACTTCGCTACATTCCCGCCGAAGTTGGTCGAGCCGTGCGTGCTGGCCGGATCTCCCATCGGCGGGATTGTCTTTGATCCCTTCTGTGGCTCGGGCACCGTGGGCCAGGTCTGTCGCCTACACGGGCGGCGGTTTGTGGGGTTAGACCTGTCGCTGAAGTACCTTCGGGAGCTGGCGTTACCCAGGGCCGAGGGGAAACAGAGACCATGAGGGAGGAGTGCCCGATCTGTGGTAATCTGTTGGTCCTACCGGCTGGTCCGGAGGATAGCCCCATCATTCTGATTGGGGAGTTCCCCGGCTACTACGAGATCCTCAACGGCTGGCCGTTTGCTGGTCCATCTGGGGAGATCCTGGAGTCTGAGTTGGATCGGGTCGGTATCCGCCTTAGCCGATGCCGGCAGACCAATCTCTGGCTCCATGCTATCCCCCCAGCCAAAGAAGGCCGAGGGGTCAACCCCCTATTCAGCGTGGAGGCGAAGTGGCATAATGACAAGATGATGGAGGAACTTATCCACCCGGCCCGTAAGGTTGCCCTCCTGATGGGATCGGATGTAGCCCGATATTTCGGCTACGGCAACATCAGCGACGTAACGAGCCTACCCGTAAAATCGAAACTGATACCTTCGAAATGCAGGGCAGTAGCTTCTTACAACCCAGCCATCGCAGAGTATGGGGCGGTAGGTGAAATCCGGCTAGCGATGGACACCCTAGCACGTTATGCGAAAGGACTATGGAAATGAATGGCCTAATAAGATTCAGAGTTAGCGCAGAGTTACTAAGACAAGTGATGAATATGCCGGAGGACTGTACCATCGTCGGTGTAAAGGAACAACCTTTCGGATGGGGTACGGATGTGTGGTTCTTGGTGACATCTCCTTCCTTCCCTGATGTACTAGAGTCGTGTACCATCCCTGAGATAGTGCCCGTAGTCATTACTCACCATTTTGTGGCCGGAGAAGTTCCGCCAACTACAACCTGGAATGAGAGCGAATGGCAGTGGAAGCTAGGAGAAGACAATGACTGATGAACTTGCAAGTCCTCATGACCAGCCCATGCTTCTGAGCGAGGCCGAATTGGACGTGATCACTTCTGTTGATAGGGTGATCGAAAAAAGTGTTACGACGGGCGATCCCCGTATTGCCTTAGCCTACATTGGGGACCTGCGACGTTCGGGCCACGTCACCGGCCTGGCAATGGCAAAAGCCCTGTACGAGCTGAAGATCAGATGGGATAGTTTCCCCATTGACGATGACTTCGTAGACGTAGCCATGGCTGAAACCGGCTTAGGCGTTGGGACCATCCGCAAGTACGTTGACCTCTGGGAGGCCATCTTTATGAACCCCAAGGTCGAACAGAAGGTCAAGGAGGCCCTGTTCGGTAAGCCCATCGGGTCCCTGTATCTGCTGGCCCCCGCCGCCAAAGAGGGCCAACTGGACACGAACGATTGGCAGAAGGCTGTCATAGCCCCCGATCGTCAGGCCATCCGAGATATCGTTCAGGCCAAGCGGGGCGTTGTTGGTCCAGCTAGCACAACCATCGTCATCATGCTGGATCGGGATGGGACGCTCAAGGTCCGCAAGGGTCAAGGTCACTACGTCCCCTTTGGCTATCTGAACCTGAAGTTAGAAGACGAGAACGCCAAGACGGCCATCGAGCGTATCCTCAACTATGCCCACGTTGTCAGGAGGTAAGGTGAGAATCGAGACGATCCTTCGGGCTATGATAGCAGCGAAAGAACAGGCCTTAGAGGCATCTTGGGCTCAAGGATTCACAGGTCAGGGGAAGAAGAAGGAATCTCCGAAAGAGTATGCTGCCCGACTAGACTTCATAGCTCGACGGAACAAACAAGCCGGACGCTTCCGAGCGTACATGTACCGAAAGGCGGGCTGGGATGCCGATACTCCTGGAAGGTAAGATCCGCGAAGAAGAACGAGTCCTGACAGGGTTGTACGGCGTGGATAGGGCCTTGGGTTTCTTAGGTAACTTGGGCGCTCCCCTGCGGGCTATCTATGAAATCTACGGCAGGGAGCAATCCGGTAAGTCTACCCTAGCCCTGTACCTGGCCGCAAGGGTGAAGCCAACGGGCAAGATCGTCGTAGCGGACTTGGAGGATTCCTACCGCCAGTCCCCTCACATTGAGCGGGCTGTTCACAACGCCGGCTTCAGTGGGACGGTCAGGATCGTTCCTAGCATGGACGAGAAGAAGAAGGGCCGCCCCCACGAGGATATCCTGGAGGAGGCTGCCGACAGTCTACTGGAGGATGATGTCAACGCTTGCATCATTGACAGCCTGGGCATGTTCGTCACCATAGCTGAGGCCGAGGCGGACCTGGAGGATCGAAACGTCGGCTCCCGAGCCTTCGAGACAGCCCGCCTGACCAGACGCCTTATCAGCCGCCTGGGGACGGTCGTGGAGCCCAAGCTGGCCATCTACGTCAACCACATCCAGTCGGTCATTGGAGGCCGAGGCCACACCACCCCAGCAGGGGACACCAAGAAGTACGGGGCCACCGTCCGCCTATGGATGTTCCGGGCCGACAGCGACTTCGAGCACGGGGCCTTCGAGGCCCAAGTCAAGGTGGAGAAGCTACGTTGGGGCGGTCACGGGGACCGGATTGCCTCGGTGTTTGTGATCCCCGGCGTCGGTGTCCACCCAGGTATGACCGCCGTCATGGACTGCCTGCGGGGTGGCCTGGCCAAGCGGGAGAACGTGGTGAAGGTCAAATCTATCATCCGTGGGGAGGAGGAGTGGAAATCGGCAGGACGAATGAAGCAGCTAGTCGAGTGGGCGATCGAGGGGGACGAAGCCAAATTCAATTCATTCCAGAGGGCATTGAAAGGAGATGCGGATGAATAGTCAGCAAGAGTTGCCCAACATGCCCCCCAAAGTCAAGCCGATCGACGGACTGGCCGGGGCGGATCTAATAGCCTTCGCTGATGTTCTACGGCAAACCATACACCAGGGGGGCATCGTTACCTTCCACCAAGATGCCGAACTAGGAGTCGCCTGTGTCATGACTTTGGGTAGGTCAATCGCTGTAGGTAAGGGGAGCAACCTGCTCCGGGCCTTGGATCGAGCTAAGGCCAACTACGCAACCGATGTCCTATTTGGAGAGAGCTGACATGAACAAAGCAGATGCCGAAGCACAGTATGATGGAATCACGAAGCTGCTGGCCGAGCGCCTGAAGAACCTCGACCGAGCCCGAAGGGATCAACTCAAGACCAAAATCTCCTTCGAGCGAGAGCAGGATGCCTTTGGTAAGACGGTGCGGGATCTGAAGATGACCTATGCCGACGACCCATCTATCCGTAGCCAGCCGGACCCCTCCACAGGCAAGCCCAACAAGGAATGGGCAGCTTGGCTGATCGAGCGGGCCGTCGAGCGAGATCAGGAGTTCATCCAGGGGACGGGGCGCTTCTATGCCGTACAGGAGGGCTACTTTGGGGCCGAACTTGCCCTGCATCAGGCGGGCGAGGAACTCAACGCCGTCAAGGCCGAGATGTTGTTATTCGCTGCCTTGATGCGGTATCTTTCGACTCCAGAAGGATAACATGGCAGGGCGCGGCCCGGCAAGGTAGGGCAGGGCATGGCTCGGCCTGGCTTGGCGTGGCGAGGCAGGGTACAAGGATGCTAGAAGTTCTTAGTCGTCTAAAGTTTGAAGATTCAAAGAAGATCGACTGGCTACCTGGGTCGCGAGTCAAGATGTTTATGGCGTTGGCTCCCGACATCAAAGCCTGGGCTGTTGGGATCGATCCCGGCAGGAACTTTGGGATTGCGATCGCCACCAAGGGCTACGTTGTTGTCTATGATGGAAGCCTCCCACAGCAACCAGAAAAATGGAAGTATGGTGTCTTGGCGATCGATCTGGTCAAGCGCATCTTCTCGGGACCTCCCCAGAACTTCCAAGTGGGGATTGTTGAGGGTCCGGCGTTCAATGCCCGATATGGTCAAGTTTCGTTGGCCGAGGCGAGATTCGGATTCCTGTACGGACTGATCGAAGTTGGGGTCAAAGATGTTCGAGTAGCGGCCCCGGCTAGCATTCGAAAGGTCGTCTTGGGAGGAGGTCGATATCCGGTACCGTATGAAACTTGGCCCAGATTGTCCACAAATGGAACAGATGCGTTGCTAGCCCTAGGATTTGCCCTCTTGACAATGGACAAATCCGGCGTATAATGGATTCATGGCGCGGCTAGGCGCGGCTAGGCGAGGCAAGGCTGGGCAGGGCGAGGTACGTGGCGAGGCCAGGCAAGGCGAGGCAGGGCGTGGCGAGGCAAGGCGAGGCATGGCGGGGCGAGGCGAGGTACAGGGGTAGACTAACAACAAGGAGAGAAAATGACCAAAAGGGTCTTGATTCTAAGCGATACGCACTGTGGGCACGAGGTTGGGCTGACACCGCCCAAATGGAATCCGCAATACCCAGAGTTTCCGGCCCTCCAGAAGATGTCGGACTATCGAGCCTACCTCTGGGACAAGTTCAAGTCAGAGTTGGACGAGTGGCGGCCCTTTGACGTTTGCATCGCCGACGGGGATATGATCGATGGTCGCGGTGAACGCATAGGTGGGACAGAGGAAATCTTCGTCGACCGAGTACAGCAAGTCGAGATGGCAGCAGAAATCCTCGAAACCGTGAGGGCAAAGGAGTTGTATGTCGCTCGGGGTACGGATTATCACGTCGGACCCTATGAGAACTTCGAGGACGGTATTGGTAAGTTGGTCGACGTAACGCGCACCGGAGATGTCCTGAACATCGACATCGCAGGTTTGATGTTCAATGTGCGCCACCACGTTGGGGGTTCACAAGTACCCCACGGTAGAGCCACAGCGCTCCTCCGGGATTGGTCATGGAACATTATCTGGTCTTCAATGCAGGAGTTTCCAAAGGCAGATGTGATTATCCGTGCCCATGTCCATTACCACCTGGCAGTAGATCAGCCCGGTTCGCTGGCGATGACCACGCCCGGACTCCAAGGCTACGGAACCCGTTATGGAGAACGCCGCCTGAGCGGCCTTATCCACTTTGGGTTCATTCTGTTCGATATCAATAGCAAGGAGGACTTTGCATGGACGAAACGTATCTTCCCCTTCCCCAGACCCCCGGTCTCCGTATCCGAAGCATAACGAAGACCGGATCAGAATTGCCATACTCTCTGGATAGCCTAGATGAGATTATGGCAGCCGCCGCAATAGAAAAGAAGGAAAAGGAGGAGCACGATGTTGCAGGTCTTGAAAGTACGACTCTGTGGGGCGTCCCAGATGATTCTGCACAACGGCCAAACAGCCAATCCCTTGAACAAGTTCGCCAAGCAACTGAAAGCCGTCAGCAGGAAGAAGAACAAGACGGAGGACGACATGGAGGAGCTGGCGAAGATCGAATTCTTGGCCGGCTGGTACCAGAATCCGGCGGGGGCGTACACACTCCCAGCCCACAACATCGAGGCAACGATGCTGGAGGGAGCAAAGAAGAACAAGAACGGTAAGCTCATCCAGAGTGGGGCGTTCGTTGTCGATGACCCGATCCTAGTCTTTCCTGGATCGAATCTGAACCCAGAGGAGCTGTGGAAGCGGGGCGAGAATGCCCTGATGGTCTCCGTTCGAGTTCAGCGCAATCGAGTTATGAGAACTAGGCCGACCGTCCCTCAAGGATGGACAACGGAGGTGGAGATCAGGTTCGATCCCCAAATCATCGAACCCCCGGCGATTGTCCAGGCTCTTGAGGTTGCCGGTTTGGAGCGGGGCTTGGGGGATTGGCGACCTAAGTATGGTCGGTTTCTCGTAGAGCAAGTCTAGGTACGCGGCCCGGCGCGGCAAGGCTCGGCAGGGCAGGGCATGGCGAGGCGAGGTACGTGGCAAGGTGCGGCGTGGCTTGGCTGGGCGCGGCTTGGCGAGGCAGGGCGAGGTACGAGGCGTGGCGTGGCTAGGCTTGGCCGGGAGAGGCTTGGCAAGGCCCGGCAGGGCGAGGCGAGGCGAGGTACGTGGCAAGGCTTGGCCTGGTGGGGCGTGGCTCGGCGAGGTGAGGCAAGGCTGGGCGAGGCAAGGTAAACAAAAGGCCCGAATGACTCGGGCCACAATAGATGTGGAAGGGCGGCCCTAGAGCCGCCCTTCTTCGTTACCCTTCGTTGATTTCGCTTGACCGAACCGAGATACCCATCCGCTCGGCCAGGGGCTTCACGGCATATCCATATCCGAGCGTAGCGGTCAGGATTGCCGAGATGGCCACGACAACGGCGTTGACGTAGACTTCAGACTCCGGGACGAACTGGATCAGGAACCACATGGCCGCAAAGCCAAGGGCTCCACCCAAGGCCCCAAGCCGAAGGTGCGTCTCTTGTTCAACCCCCAAAAACTTCAAACTCTGAACGAACAGAATGACGAACGCGCCGATCTGAACACCCGCAAGAGCAATTGACAGATCCATTCATGCCTCCATAGCTATGGTTAGGTCTATTATAGCACCTATGCTACCCGGTAGTCAATATCCATGATGAAGTAGCTTCCATTGCGTGTCCAGATAGAACCACCTCCTGCTTGGGGGTAGATGCCGGTCAGGAAGCCGGGTCCGGCGTTCAGCGGCGTCCATAGCATGGTGAAGTAGTAGTTGGGATCCGCAAAGCCGATAATCGATTGCCCACCCGTGATCGAACCCTGCCCTTCCGCCCACAGGCGCAGATTGCCAACGGCGCGGCGGATAGGCTTCACCCGGCCCGTGAGCGGGTACAGCACCCACTGCGACGTTGGATTGGGTGTGCTCCAGCCGTTTCCAAACCGGGCCGAGACGTGCAACTTGCATAGGCCCGGCAGGAAGTAGGCTTCGGCCACGAACTCTCCATCGCCTACGTTGATCCACTTCGCGTGTTCCCCCCGGACAGTGAACAAGAAGTCTGCCCTCACATCCTGCCACCCCAGATCAGGAAGGCTACCACCGCCCCCTCCTAGATCATCATAGATGCGCTTCTCAAGGTCTACTAGATCCTGTGTTACGGCAATGTCAAGTGGCATTGGTTGTCTCCTACTGCCTACTAGCAATGACGCCCGAAATGGCCGCCGCAATCGCCCCAATCACGCTGGCAATGACACCAACTTGCTTATCCGATACCCGGAGTTCGACAATCTTGTTGTCTATGATATCCAGCCTACCTCCAACCTTATCTATTTCCAACATCCTATCCATGAGACCACCGGGCTTGTCCCGCAAGTCCTGTAGCACCTGTAGGCCAACTTGTACGCCGGCGTACTGATTCGTTACCCGCTCCCTGTTCTCCATCACAGCCACCAAAAGACCGTCCAGCTTGGCACTGAGCTTGCTGTCCAAATCTGCGACAGATTTCCCCAGCCCCTCTCCAAGCCTGGTGAGGTCCTCGTAGTGTTGCCTTTGGGAAACCTTGCTACCATTCGTCTCCATATCCCACCTCTCTATGTTGCTTGGGCTACTTCCATGATAAACTGATCCGACTTGGTAAGCGTCGTCGTGCTGATCCTCAACTCTACCGTCCCAACCCAGTCTCCAGACTCCGATAGGTCTCCAGCAGCAAAGGCAAACGAGATCCGACCATCTGACCCATCCGACGTAAACGATGCGGTGCAGCTAACTTCCTTGTTGCTCTTAGGAGAACGGAAGAGAACATTCTTGGTCCCTGTATAGGATGAGATATTCTGGACCGTGCCCGCAAGGTCCTTGCAAGTTAGGATGATGGTCTTGTTGAATTCCCCTACGACACATCCCTTTAGTTTCGCAACACTCGTCGCCATGGCCCGCTCCTATATTTTGTCGAAGACGACCCCATAGATCGGGTCGGGATCGATCGTCACGTCGTCCGCAGGTGCCCCATCCACCACAACCCCCACACTTGGGGCGGCGGTGATATAGATGTCTACGGGCTTGATCCTACGTCGTAGGATGTCCCCAACGAAAGTTAGAGCACCAGCAAGGATCTTCTTGGTCTTCCTAACCAACGTACCAGTGAATGTCAGAGCCCCAACAAGCGCCGTTTTTGTCTTCTTCACCACCGTCCCCACAAAGGTCAAGGCCCCCACCAATGGCCTAGATAATTTCTTCGCTATCGTTCCCACGAATGTTAGCGTGCCGAGTACGGAAACGCTGGAGAGGCCCGTAGCCTGGAAGGCATCGGATTGGAAGGTGGTTCCCCCGCCCTGAAAGGCTCTATAGGTCGGCATTTAGGGCCACCATATAACAGATTGGCCGCCAGCCGGGAGTGCCGGCACCAGCGGCACGGCCGCCGCATACCAGGTGGCAGCCCCCGTCCAGGTCCAGGTCATCGCCGTCGAGACGCCGGCGGCAATCTCGTCTGAACACCCGAATCCAGGCCAGGTTCCACCTGATCCACGATCGGTTTGTGAAGCTCCGACAGTTATGCCCGAGGGTGCCGCCTCGACCACTAGGCCATCAACCACTCTATCGCCCGCTACGGTCGTCGCCGTAACACTTGATGCAGATGCGCCGCCTCCGCCTGCGGTAGCAGCCGTTCTGGTCGGCGTCGTTTGGTCTACCCCATTCCACGAGGAGGCGACGAAGTAGTTACCGTAAGTCGAAGGCGCATACGTGACGACAACATTATTCGCCCCGGACGCCGGGGCGAGCTTGCCCCACAACTTCAACTCGTACCACACACTTTCCGACGCGGCAAGCAGGGTCATCGCCGCACCGGCGTAAGTAACCCCGGAAACTCCGGCAGCCTCATTGTTTGGCCTCGTGGCCGTCATTACGACTAGGTACGTTTGGCTCCCGGACACTGTATGGGAAAAGGTGCATGGGCTTGCTACACCATATCCGCCCCCAAAGGTTGCGGCATCGAAGGTGATCGCCATTCTCCCTACCTTTAGGTTGTCGCTGCCAAGGGTGTAAAACCTAATGACAAGATGAACCCCTTAGCAACAACCCCTGCCGTTAGCGTATCAATATCCACTCGGATGATATCGCCCGCCGCTATTGTATCAGCATCCGTGTTGATTGATAGTTGGGTTGTCGCATCAGATGTATAGAGTTCTCCTAACTCAATACTGATTGGCTGAATCAGTATGTCCAAGCTGTCACTGACATTCCATAGCTGGGCCTCCAGAGGCCCATCACTCGTTCCGGCTGTTCCTACGGCCCCCCAAACCGATGACAGATAGTACCCATCAACCGTATTAGGGCAGTACAGATACGCTTTGCCGTCCCCAGTTGTACAATCTGCATCTGGAGCAAAGACCGTCAGTTGGACGTATTTGATGTCCTTGTCTACGTGGTCGGCATTCCAGTCCACGGGGCGAACAACCGCCGTGTCGGCCCCATCCGCCACACCAGAAACGAAGGAGTGAACAATAGCCATACTAGCCTCCAGCAGTCACAGTCATAGAGTACGTGAACTCGATGGAGTCTCCGTTGACAACGTTGACCGCACCAAACACATGCCGGTCCAGCAAGGTACCTGCCGTAGCATCGTTGAACAGGCCGTGCTCGGTGATGGCCTTGGTCGTTGTGTAGGCAATGGTTCCTACGGACCGATAGATGACACTGGTCGCCTCAACCTGCGTTCCGGTTGCCCGGCCCTCGCCATCTGTCGTCTCAATACCTGTATCACCGATGAGGGCTCCAGTTGTACCAACACCACTATCGTGGAACTTGAAATCCCCCCAGACAGAGGTCTCCGTGATGAGCTGGTCTACCATCAATTCACAGAACGCCGTGGTTACGACTCTCCGACTCAAAACACCGTAGTTCGTTGCTACGCCGCCCCGGCTGTAGTGGATGGCTCGTAGCTCCCCAACAGCCGTCATCAGGCCCAGGGTCTTAGCCAGGGGCCTGCCGACCCTCCAAGCCAATTCGCCCTTGATGTAGGCCCAACGAAGGGCATTCCTCAGCTTCCAGGACAGGGAAGCCGCCTGTCGAACATAGAACCGACCAGCGACCTGGATTCCCTTCCGGATTGTCAACGTCCCAATAGGTGAAAGGCTGCTATGCATCCGAACCTCCTACTTGATTGAACCGTCAGGGAAGAGTTGCCTTTTGGCAATCTCCTCCACAACGATGCACATGATCTCGGCATCCTGATACGATACGTTCTTGCGCATCCAGCCAAAGTTCTGGCGATGCGATCGATAGGTAATACAGAGCTTGGTGTCTGGATCCATCCCCAGGGTGTCAAGTTCCTCCCTGGGATCGGACCACCCCACCATCCTCTTTAGTGTACACGCTAAGGCCACCTCACGGCAAGTTACCAGAACTTCCCAGTCGTTCATTCCCTGGGCGGAATATGTCGTATGTCTAGACCCGTCCTCCTGGACTTCCAACTTGATGCACAGATGGCCGGGGGTCTCGAAGAGGTCGGCCATTCTCATGATCTGGGATTCAGGAACAAGAGCAAGCATCTGATCCTCCTAGTTTTTACTGCACCAAACAACGGTGAGGTAGGGCGGGTTGTTGCTGGCCGTTCCCGATGTGCCACCTCCCGCCGACGCGTTTGCCATGGCCCCAGAGAGTACCCCGGCGTGATTGTGGCTGGGCCAACTTCCGGATATTGTGTCTGCGCTGGTATAGCGCCTAGCATTGCTACTTCCACTTGTACGGTTCCCAAGGCTTGCGGGTGTGTCATAAGAATGGTTGTGGGAGCCCCCAGATTGGATAGTTAGAGTGCCGGCGGAGTGAGTGTGTGCGATGACGCCGGCGATGCTATGGGTATGGGTTGTAGCCCCTCCCGTCCCGCCGTAAGTTGCCTTCCCTACCAGGAACTTGTCGTCGAAGGCCGTTACCGTCGTCCATCCCACAGGACAGGCCGCGTTGAACATCCCAATGAAGTTCCCGCCCGTAGGAACGGCGTTTGCTGTTGCATACGCAGTTACGCGGTTTTCCAGGGCCAGAACGTCTCCATAAGTGGCTGTATCGATGGGCTGATCTGATATGCCTCCAGACAAGAGTTGTTCCAGGCGATCCAGATTGGCGAGAACTTCGTCTGCCGATACGGTCATTTCAGTTCCTCGAACAGAACACTACTTCGATATATGGAGGAAGCATTGTATTCGTTCCACTGGTGGCTGATGCATCTCCGGCGCTGGTTGTATTCCCAGTTAGACTATGGTCATGACTTCCCCCACTGCCCGTAGTCGTAGTTGATACACTACCGATTATGTCCGAGACGCCCGCTCCGGCGGTTGTAGATGCTATGGTCGTGACAACGGTGTAGCTATGGTCATGACTTCCATCACTTCCAAGGTTTAGAGTTCCAGCCCCATGGGTGTGAGCGATGACTCCACTATACGAGTGGGTGTGGGTTCCACTACTGCCGCCGGTCCCCCCATACGTCGCCGCCCCCCGAATGAACTTATCATCCCAGGCCGTTACTCTAGTCCACCCGGTCGGGCAGGTAGTATTGAACACGGCAATTAGCTTGTCCCCCGCCGGTAACAACACTCCGTGCCCTATCGCACTGCTGTAGGCAACCTCGATGTCCCCAAGGTTCCCCAACTGCTCTGTTTGGTTTGAAGCATCCGGAACGAGCCCGATCAGAGCTAGAACCTCGTTGTTGATGTCATCTAACGTTCTCATGGTACGGCCTTACAAATCACAACGTCAATGTAGGGAGGAAGCGTTCCACCGGCCGCCGATGTTTGGCTGGCCTCTCCCGATGAACCCGTGCTCCCCGCTACTGTATGGGTATGTCCGCCTCCCGATCCAGTTGTACCAGATGTAGTCCCAGCGTAACGAAGGGCAACACCCACCCCAGAAACGGTAGCCTGTGCTCCATCTTTGGTATAGCTGTGGGAATGCGAAGACGAGTCGTTCCCTATCACCATATCGGTTCCGTGTGTATGGGAACCGATGCTATCATAGCTGTGGGTATGGGATGACGCCCCTCCTGCCGTTCCATACGTCGCGCCGCCCATAGGGAACGTGTCATTCAGAGCCGTCACGTTCTCCCACCCACTAGGACAGGCCGTGTTGAAAATCCCGAGGAATATCCCCGTGTTCGGCACGCACGCCGCCGCTACAATGTCCCCCAAGGAGTCGATCTGTTCCATGATGTAGCTTTGGGTCACGGCATCGGGAAAGATGTCCTCTCCCAACACCTTCATCCGCTCGATCTGATCCCTCAGGATTTGTACTCTCTCCCGCACCTGCGTTATCGTCGCCATTGCTCAAAGATGTCCCTTATGACCTGCAAGTCGTCCCAAATCCGATCGATGTCCCCACCCTCTGTCGGCTCCTGAATCGTATCCATCTTGGGGGTCGTGCCACCTGTTCCTCCGGCGGGAATGCCTCCCAGTCCAAACAGCCTTCTGATCCAGTCCTCAAACGCGTACTCGTCGTAAACCGTCTTCTCCTCTATGTCGAAGACGGTGTAGCCCATCTCCTCCAGGATCAGTTTTTGCTCTTCGTCCTTTCGGAACTGGAATGGTCCTTGGTGGGTTGGTCCCTGTACCCGAAGAATGAACATATGGTCAGGCAGAATGAAGTCGGCAACGAGCCCGCCCAGTTCGAGTCTTCCACCTTGAAGACTGGATTGGAAGTCAAAGTAGACACGAAGTTGGGTAAGACGAAGGTATAAGATGCGCTCTGGTAGGCTTCCATAGACCTGTTCCTTAGAGACCGCTCGGGCCTCTAGTGGGTCCTCTCCAATGAGAGGTCTCCGTAGTCCCCTCCGGTGCCCTATCCACCACCAAGGGTCGTCTTTGAGAAGGTCTTCTCGAATGACATCTCGACGGATGCGCCAGGGCATCTTGAACCGAGGAGGAGCCCGTAGACGCTCCTCTCGGGACATAATCTTCTGTTCACGAGCCCGAACCCGACCATACTTTCTCCTGTCCACATCTAGCCGACCTCTGCGAGGTTGACGTTGATCCGAGCCTCGATGTTGGGGGACCCTCTGCTGGAAGCATGTTCCTCAACCGCCGACAAAGAAACCGCCGTCACATAGACCTGGTGCTCGTGTCCATATGGGTCGACATACTTCACCGGACTTGCGCTATCCCGCGCGTCCTTCAGATCCGTGACGATTTGGTCTGGAGTTCGGTTGTCGGAATAAGGGCCGTATTGGACATCCTGGGCCGCAACGATCGTTGCCGCAAAGCCCCAGAGCGTTTGAGGGCGTAGGAGCAGCCGGACGGCGATCGCTTCCAGAACGGGGGTTTCAGTCGCCGTGGCGGTATAGAAGTGGATCCTCAGTTGCATGTAGTTGTACTCTAGGGTGGAGGGCTCATAGCCCAATGGGTTCTTCAATTCCGTTACTCCATCCGTTACAACAACATTGGTTGTTCCATCCACACCGCCCCAAGCGTGCCATGTACTTTCTCCGTCTAGGGCGTAGAATACCGATAGGTAGGTATTACCTACAGCAAGGTTGCTACCCTCGATGATGATGGAAGGTGTCGATTTCTTGACACGCCTAAAGCCGGCATCAATGCGTGGGGTAAACAGTCGATTCTGGCCCGAGGTTGGGAAGTTGGCGTAGGCGAACTCCGAGTTGTCCTGGAAGGGGATATAAGAGGTCAGGTTCGATGCCGCCTTGGTAACGTGATACCAGAGGTAGTTCCGGGACGTGTCGAAATACATGGCCGTGACCGATCCGTCACCATCCGTAATTGGATCCATTAGGCGATGCCAACCAACCCCATCCCATACCACAATGCTCTCGGTGTAGGTCGTCTCGTTGGTCCTGGCCGTCATGAATAGATAGGAGCCTACAGTCACGAAGTTCCGGAACCGGCCGTAGGTAGTGTAGGGGAACTGTTCGGTCAGCCTGGGCGGGGTGATGTTGGTGACGCGCATTCCGTTCCAGGAGTACAAGGTGTTCCGGATAGGGTAGACGTAGGCATTATTGTAAATCGCCCCGGAAGCAAAGTTCTCAGAACTTGTCTGATCCCCGTAATCCAAGACCTTGCGGATAGCCGATTTGTCCCGGTCCATCTTCCAAAGACCATCAGGACGACGAAAGTCTATATCTCCAAGGAAGGAGAAGGCCCCAAGAATCTGCATTCCATCTATCCCCGCATATAGGACATTGGGATCATCCGATGCTACGGTGTATAGATCCGACAAATCCACCGCATCTGAGTAGTGAACCTGGTTGCCCAAGAGACCACTGGCATTCAACTGCCGACCAGAGTAGACAAAGCCGTCATGATGCTGGATCCAATAGGTATCGATCTGAGCCGTCGTAGCCCCGGCCCCCGTCCAATCGGTGGCGGCAGAAGTCGGGTTGGTAGTGTAGTAGGGCTGCTCATCATCAACAAAGGCGAACAGGTACTTCCCATTCGACCACCCAGTATGGATAGCAGCGGAGGTGGCTAGCGGCTCGGCTTCTGTCCATGTAGGGGTTGCCGTGTCGGCCAAGGCTGTATCAGACACCCGGCCGCCCTTGTCCGTCCAGGCGAACAGGTGATCATCAAATAGGGTGAAGCCGTTCTTCTGCTCGGCCGCCGTATCGCTGGCAGTCGCTTGGGTCATGAGTGTTACAAGGCCCATATGTCGGGTGTCTAGATTGCCCGTCGTCCGCAGGTAGCCGGAGGCAGCCCCAGCCTCGGTCATCCACTGGAACCCAAAGCCCCGGCTCCAGTCCGTCATGACCAAGACCTGATACAGTCCCATCTCCCCAAACACGATCCCGCCCCCAGGTGTCGATGAGCGTGGGGAGAAATCGGTAACGTCCCTAGCCTTGTACGAAGCTAGATCGATCCGATAGTCCTTGCCATTCAGGTGGATGTTGCCACGCTTCTCATCCATTTACCACCCCAAGGGGTTCCCTATATCATCCCCCGCCGAAGAGACGTGTGTTCCATCTTCATCTTCATCCTGCCATAGCGAGCCCGCCAGCACACGCCGTCGATGGAGCCTAGCGTACTCCGCAGCCCGATCGGCGTAGTATTCTGCCGTCCCCCCATGCATCGTCCGATCAACCCGGTTGTCCCCAATCATGCTGTCGTGCAGGGTCGCCAGAGCCTTGTTGACTACAAACTCCTTCGGTACTGAGGTCACATCCGAGTCCGCAGACAGAGCTGATGGCCACCCAAGATACGTCTGCCGGAACCGGAACCCATACACGCTCGGCATAAGATTCTGGAGATACATCTTGTCCGGATAATCCTTGCGGTTGAAGTGGATGCCAAGCAGGCTTACCCAGTCGTGCCACTGCTCGTCCGCATCCCACCAGCGGTACTTCGATGTTGAATCGGCGTCCGTCGTCAAATAGGTTGCCGCCGAGTTGCCTACCGTGATGAGGTTAGTCAAGGTGTCCCCAGAGATGACAGAGCGAACCTGACCCTTTCCAGGGCCATCATAGATCGAGACGTACCAATCCGTATCAATCCCCGACAGGTCATCGTCCGTATCGACCCCAACCACCGCAGAGGTACAAGCAGACGTACACGTTCCTGTAACTGACTTACTGGATCTTTCTACCCGTATCTGAAGCATCTTCCAGGGTGTCACGGATAAGCCAGAGATATCGTAGGCCAGCCGGTCCTCCACCACAATCATAGACTCATCAACCGTCTGGGCGGGCCAGTATTCCCCACCCTCCTCGAGGGCGTCGTTGATAGCAGAGTTGATCTGGGAAGGAGGCCAGATGTGATAGATCTCAATACGGTCTGCGGCAGCCGGAGCAGTATCAAACGGCCACTCGGGGATGATCTTGTTCCCACTTCGCTCGAACGCTTGGATACGCCGCTCTGTGCCGTAGACCCCGGCCGAATCGGAAACGTATACCCAGGCATTCTGCCAGAAGTTCTCTGTTTGGGTTAGAGACGGAGCGTAGATCACGTCCGTCGTCTGGATAGTTGCGGACGTGGGATCAGCTAAGGCAACATCCGTGTCCCCATAGGCAAGGAAGAATGGCATCCTGGCCTTCAGGGCGATTGCCCGTCTCAATGCTTGTCGAGTTGCGGTCGGTTCGGTCATGCGCCCATCCTATGCTAATGCTATGCCCCACTTGTCGGATAGATAGGTTTCCACAAGGCCCCTGTTGGCACTAGAGAGTGCGCCCGTGTAGACGACGACCTCATAGAGTTGACCATCGAACCCATACTGGGTCATGTCATACTCGCGCCCCATACCCACCGTCCCCCCAAGAGCCTTCTGCGCCCACGCCTTACCGGTCGCTATGGACGCCCCATCACGGAAGACGCTTGCCCCCGCATCATCAAAAACAAACGAGAGGATTTGAACGGCATTGGTTGCCGCAACGGCGTTGTTCCATCCCTCCGGAAGAGTGATCCAGCCGACCCAGCCGACTGTCGCCGTAACACTAGAGACAATGAACCTCCCGGTCTGAAAGTCAAAGAGCCGTTGATCCGCGTTTACATTTGTTGTCTCTGTTTTGGTAGCAAAGATGAAGGTGTAGTCTTGTGCGCTCACTCCCGTAGAAAAATCGACCAGCATCCCATGATTGGTGCGGTCGAAATCTACCCCCGGTAGGCCATTCTGCTGGTTGGTCATGTAGATCGGCTTCTTGGCCTCAGTGGTCTGAGTGGCATGACGAGCGTTGCCGCTCAGGTCACTCCAGGAGGCGACGGGGTCGTTATTCGCCAGTCCTGTTATCTCGCTGGCGTCCAGCCACAAGACAAGCCCCACAAGATCCGTAGGTGCCCAAGCGGCCGCAGCTATACCTTTTGATCGACGAACTCTACGCATCATCTTACTCCCTATGTCGTCACAGAGCGGACGGTCGCTACTCTCCCCAGGACGAATATCTCCAGCTTGTCCGAATCCGCCGCGATCGAGTCACAGTCAAGGATCTTCATCGACCAGTGGTTCGGCATGATGATGTCCGGTAGCGTTCGGGTCAGATGGTCGGTATCGACAAAGGAGGTCATATCCTGGCCCCCAACGAAGAAGTTGTAGTATCGAACTCCACTACCCGCCGTAGCACTGTCCGCCGCCGCCTGATTGACCGCCGACACCGCTCGGAAGATAGGGTCCTCATCTGAGTCCTGATAGATGACCTGGAGCCTACGGTTCCCTGCCGTATCTGTCGTGGCAGTCATTTGTATCCGAATGGAATCAATCAGGTAGATCAGGTTCCCGTCAGTCGGGGCGCTGGATGTCCCAAACACCCATTCCCCATCCGCCGCCCCAGCTGCTGTGTCCGAGTATAGAAAGGGTCTCCATTCATAGTCAGCGGCCATGTTACGCCTCGTATCCGGCGATCTCGCCAAAGACCTGAAGTTCCATCAGGTCGCTGCCAGGGTCTAGGGCCGACTGTTCTAACACAACCAGGTTGCAGCCCTCGGGCAACCAAACGTCCGGCAGGGTATTGGTCAGTTGGTCAGTGTCTACGAAGGCTGTCTGGTCGGCAAGGCTGGTCCCGAAGTTGTAGAACCGAACCGCCGACGCAGCTAGCACCGCTCCACCCCGAACCTCCAACACGATGTCCCCATCCGAGTCTGTCATCCGAACCACGGGGGTCCGGTTCCCTACCGTATCGGACGCTGTGTACTTCAGATGGACCCCAGTGATGTGAAGGATTCGCCCAGTGGGAACGGGGAGCGTATCCCCTGCCCCCGTCAACGTGCTGTCATTGTGAAAGTAAGGCTTCCAGTCCATTTGCTCACCTCGCGTTATCCACCGCCAAAATCTGTGATTGATACTGGCGGTCCCTACCCGTCCCAAGCCGGACGGAAATCCTATCCTGTTCAGCCTCTAAGTCCCGCGATCTCATCCCCGAAGTCAGGGCGGCCTCTCGGGCGGCCTCGTCATCCATTGCCGTCTTCACATGTCGATAGCGGTCCGCAAAGACTGAAGGCACCCCAAGGTTGTGGCCGGGCTTCAGGTCGTAATACTGATGCATAATCCGTACCCGGATCGGCAGGAGCCTAGGCGTCGGAGTACCATTGACCATAATCGTCTCCACCACCCCTGGGCACTGCACGTCTTCTTTTGGCCCATTGGCGATCATCCAGTCCAGTTGCAGCTTCTTAGATTCCCTGGTAGCAACAGACTTGGTCCTAGCGTCCTGATACATCTTGGACGCCCGAGCTTCCATTTGGGCCTTCTTATCGCCCGTAGCAATCCGCTTCTCGGCGTCCGACCAAACCTCGTCATAGAACTTCACCGGATCCTCAGACCACCGACGCTCGGCGTCTTCAATCTCAGAGGCCCGTGCCCGCATCTTGTTGATGTGATCGGCATACTTCGGGTTCTCTAGGACTGACTGATCCCCCATCAGGTACCGATCCAGAGCTAAGGCAAGCTCCATCGCCTCTGCCTGCTTGGCCGTCGGCATCTTGGTCAGGAATGCCCTGACCGCCGGGTCTTCCCCAATCCCATCCAGACGGACCTTGGAACGAAGAATCTCCTCAGCCCGCTGCTGGGCTGCCGCTCGGCGCTTGCGTCGGCTGCTCATCTGGGACCTCCTCCCCGTCGTAGTAATCAATGTACTCCTCAATCAGCTTGAGGTTCTTTTCTTTCTCTTCCTTCTTAGGGTCCTCAATCTTGTGTCCGTTCGGGTCGTAGAGGACCGGGCCTTCTTGTTCCGATAGACGAACATCGGCCCCAAAGGTTGGGGCAATCTGCCTATCTATACGGTTCAGCAACCCATTGATATACTGACGAGCACCCGTTACGGCATTCAGCCTTCCGAACGATTGCTCAATTTGCTTCATGGCGTTCTCAAGTTCTGTCTCCCAGCGGGCCTTCTCATCCGGCGTCTTTGCCGCCTGGATTTGTCCTGCAAAGTAGTTCCTGACCCCCTGAACGGAATTGAGCTTTGCCATCGCCTGGCCCTCTTCATTCTTCATCCGGACCAGATCAAACTCAATGGCCTGCCGCCCGACGTTTGGGAGCCAGTCGAACCCATACCGCTGCCCCCGTAGCAGGTTGGCTTCCTTGGGCAGATGTATCTTGACTCCCCGCCCCATCATGAAGCCAATCCAGAACTCCCCATTCGGTCGCTGATACTTGTACTCGGTGTCACTGGCCATCTCGACACCATACATCCCGACTTCCTTGTAGCCCATCCAGGCCGCAAGTCCCAGCATATAGGATATGGAACTACAGTAGTAGTTGATCCCCAGGTCCCTCTCGATCTCATCTAAGGGGAACTTGATGGATGCGGGAACGTCGGCAAACTGATCCTGCATGTAGATCGGGAATGCCTTGGGCTCCCCGAGAGGTTTCTGTGCTCTCAACCACTCCGGGTGCTTAGGGTCGTTTGGATTGCCTTGGCGCATGAAATCGAGGTAGGGGTGTATCTGGAACCATCGGTCCCAGCGCCTCATCCACTGGAAGCGGTACTCCTCATTGAGACCCCAGATTTCCCATGTAGGGTCGTCAAATGGAGCAAAGTGGCGGGTCGTCTTAGAGAACGCAACGATCGCCACCTTATCGGTCACGCGTTTCCAAGGATCGGTGACCCTACCAGTCGGACCTGGCCTCTTCTCCCGTGCGGGGACCTCCCGACGCTCAACAGGGATATCCTCCACGGGCATCGTGAAGATCTTATCGTCCATGTTCATAGGACAACCTCCTGGTTGTTGTCGGGGAGAGGACACGGAACTCCAGGATAGCTCCGCCTCGGGATCTGGCCCTAGTCCCCTCCCCTAACTATGGTAGATTGTTACCGGAAAGCACCCGTTACCCAAGACTGCTTTCCGCTATTCAGACGGTAAAGCAACACGGGGGTAACAACACCAGCACTCGCACCAGAACCCCACACGAAACTCAGGGTCGCTCCATCGGGATAGTCCGTATCCGTGTACTTCTCGAACCTCCAATAGAACGGCCTGGAATCTGTGTCTGCTAGGGTTCCTTGACCAAGATTGATCAGATGGTTTCCATCTGAGTCGTCAACGGTTGCCGTGATGTAGTCGGCCCATGCTGTGCTAACACGAAACCCGATACCCACGACCTCGCAGTTACCAGGAAGCGTGAACATTGCGGCCGGGGACGTATCCGAGTAGGTGATAGCATCACCATAGGCTTCCCAGAGCATCGCCTCAGCCAGTTCTTGGGCAGGCCAACCGAGTTTTGGTGCAGGCTTGATAAGCACTACTGACATGGTTGGTCTCCTTTACCTGGCCATCGAGTAGATGAGGATGAACTTCGTCAGTCCAGCATCACAGGCAGTCGTGCTGAGGGGGAACGTAGCCGCGATGGTCGCTCCCGTGTCGTAGAACTTGCCTAGTGCGTTGCTAGCTTGCCGACCGATCCCCGTAGGCCCGTTGGCCGAGTCGTTCGGGGCGAGTTGAGTGTCAGTGAACCAGGTATCTACGCTGGACGTATCTCCAACGGTGATGTTTCCATCATCACTGGTTCCCCAAGAGTCCGGGGTGATGCCATAGATGCCGTGAACAAAGACCCCCGCAGGTAGTGTCCAGAGGCTCACGGTTTGTGCGGCCGAAGAGCCGGTCACGGCGATGTCGTCACTATCGACATCCGTACCCCACGTCACAGCCGATGTGTTCCGACCCGTCAGGTACATGATGACTTCGTCGGCTCTCTCCGCCCAGGGGTTGTCCCCTAGGTAGATGTCACCGTAGGGAGGAATAGTTTTAGCCATTATTCCTCCCTTATCGAGCCATAGACCAAACGAGTACGAACTTGGTCAGTCCAGTCACAACGGCCGAGTGGGCAAGCGGGAAGGTGGCGGAGATGGTTGCACCCGTGTCATAGAACTTTCCGGCCGGAGGCGTCAAGGCGTTGGTCTTGAAGACGCCAGCGGCATCGGTCGCGCAGGGGGCGAGCAGCGTGTCCGTAAAGTACGTATCCACTGCGCCTGTGTCCCCAACCGTGATGTTGCCATCGTCGCTGTTGGTTCCCCAAGAGTCGGCCGTGTTGGCATAGATCGCTTTCACGAACGCTCCCGCAGGTAGAACCCACAGGCCCACCGTCTGGGCCGCCGAAGACGCCGTTACAGCGATATCGTCGCTGTCCACGTCCGTCCCGTAGGTCACAGCCGATGTGTTCTGGCCTGTCAGGTACATGATAACCTCGTCCACTCGCACGGCCCAGGGGTTATCGCCTAGGTACTGATCTCCATACGGAGGAAGGGTTTTAGCCATTGCAAAATCTCCTTACTTACCGGATTACGAGCTAACTGCGTGCTCTAGTGCGCGGACCCAAACGGCATTCAGAACCGCGGACTTGTGGACCATCTTCCAGCCGATCGTCCCACGCTGCTTCAACGGGTCGAACCCAGTCCCACCAAGGTCATTGATGATGAGTTCAACCGGTTTTTGCTGCGGGCGTCCGGTCTGGACAGCCAGTTCCCCACCGCCTGCATCCAAACTCACGTTCGGGGTCAGTGCCGCGATCCCTGCCGCTCCGATGGCCTCGTTACCCATGAAGAGGGTCGTATACACATCGATCGAACTGGTGCCCGCGGCCGAGTTCACATAGGCATTACTGGTCACATAGATCTTGCAACGCAGAAGGCTACCCATCTCGCCACGTCGGTACGCCTCTCCGCCCTCACGAGTGATAAGCGTAGCGAACATCGAGTCCTGCATCAGGGTGAGCCAGGTGAAGGGGTGAGCCACAACCCAGTAGCTATTACCCTCGATGGGCATGGCATTCGCACTGTCGAGGTTCGCCACCTGGGATAGGAAGTCGGAGAACGCGATCTTGTCATTCGTGGAGTCAACCGTAGCGGTCGTGGTGGCCCCACCTGCGTAGTCCGCCGTCGCCCCAGCCTTAAGAACGTC